GACACTTTCGATTTAGTGCGCTTCGATATGGTGGGGGTTGATGGTAACGCTCCACGTGGCAACTTCCTTCCGTAACAATGCCGACGGATTTACAGTCCGCTGGAAGGGGCAACCCCCGAAATCTTTGGAGTGGATAGTTGGAATCGAACCAACGAAAAGTAGTTTTGCAGACTACCGCCTTGCCATTCAGCCATATCCACATTGGTAGGGGCACAGAGAATCGAACTCTGGTTTACTGGTTAAAAGCCAGTTACTTTACCACTAAGTTATACCCCCAAAATCTTCTGGCACCGCCTGAGAGAATCGAACTCCCATCTCCTCGTTCGTAGCAAGGGATTCTGATCCGTTGAACTAAGGCGGTATAAATTTGGTGGACCGGTGGAGGATCGAACTCCAATCTGAGCATTGCAAGTGCCCCGTGTACCCCAGTATCACTACCAGCCCAAATATTTGGCATTACGAACTTTAGCCGTATCTCTTTCGTGGATACCGAAAGTACAACTGGTGTTGCACCGATTTTACACGCCAGCACCTTTTGCTGGATTGACAGCCGCTTGATGCGACCGATTCTTTACCATTTGTTTAGTGTTATCGTGCAAATTTAGTCATGAAGTAGCTAACTTGACAAAGCCGATGCAGTTATATCAGGACTCGTTCCCGGCCGGTTGAGCCCGCATAGTCTATGCGTCCATAGACGATACCTTGATAACACTAAACAAATGGTACACCTAGGGGGAATCGAACCCCTCGTTTGCGCCTTGAAAGGGCGCCGTCCTAACCGTTAGACGATAGGTGCACTGAAAACCACTCAATTGTTAAAGAACTTTTTGCAATTCAGACTTATCCGAATCACTCACAACAGGATCAATTTTATGCTAGTTTTTCTAGCTTGTCAACCATGTTGTTTTTTTACAACACTTCAAAATTCACTCATAGAATAAACTTTGAACTGGCCCGGCTGGCAGGAATCGAACCCACATCGGACGCTTTAGAAGAGCGTTGCCTTATCCATTAGACCACAGCCGGAAAAAAAAGTCTGCTGAACTTATCGCTCAACAGACTTTGTATTCTACTCTTTTTTTGGGCTTTGTCAAGAGTCTTACAAATTAGTTGAGCCTTTTTGTCAACTAATTCTACTCTGACTAGTTGACTTTTAGGTAGGTGAGTGTCTCCAGTTTCGGTGTCCCTGCACAATACCAATGAGTACAAGTGCGGCAAACCACTCACCGATGCCATAGGCAATCGTTGTTCCAAATAATGTGTTAATGGACCATATTGCCAGTAGTGGTGTTACCACTGCGATAGCCAGTACCATTAAGATTAACAATGTTAGGGCTGTACCTTTATTCATATTCCTTTACCTTAAAATCAAAATATCATTCCGTATTATCTATATATCCTTCAATGATGATAAATGTCATCATCAAAGTCTTCTTCTGAAAAATTTTTATGATCAAAGTTTCTCAATTTATGTTTTAACTTCAACCTTGAACCTTTGTTATCGGGAACACCCTTCTTCTTAGGCTTGTCATCTTCATATTCTTCATAGAATTGACGAAAACCACGATATTTATTTTTAGATTTTTCCGTTTTAGACATTTTCTACTTCTTTTTCCCCTACGAAAAGTTCTGGTAGTGCCTCGACAACCAGTTTCTTTGTAATAGCATACCTATCGGCTTGCTTTCCCTTATAAGTCAATTTCTTATCTTTTATCATCAAGACAAGTTTTGCTTCATCTGAAGACAAGCTCTCAAGAAGGTCAATAAAAATCTTTTCTCTCTTGATAGGATTCAAACCATTACCAACAAAAAAGTATTTAAATTTTCTTAGTTCCTTGGGAAGTCTATTATACCCCCAATTGTCTGGCATGTCAACACTCTTGTATGGCGGTGAACCTTCAGGCAAATCAAAAACAAAATTGTTGTGAAATGTGTATACAAGAACCGTTTTTATATCTGGTTTGAGATTTGCAATCTCTCTCAAATGCTCCGCACGTTTTCCTTGTGGAACTTCCGCAATCATCTTGAGCAACTCTGGTAGAGTCATCTTACTAATATCTGTAGCCATTTTAAAATTCCTGTATGTGTTCCATCAATTGCTTCATGCGATTCTTGATGAAATAGTTTAGTAGTTTATCACGCCCATTCCTAGGCGTGTTTTCATATGCATCTAGAATCTTTTGCTGGTACTCTACAGGAATTTTACCTAAATCAATAAGCGATTCATTTCTCTTGTAGTTTCTCAACATCAGATTGTCACAGAATTGCAAAGGCTCTTCTGTCACCCATATATTTAGCTTTTTTTCAGTTACAGGTTTTTGGCGTTTATCAGTAACAAAGGTGTCGTCCGAAGACAGAATGTTCGGAATACCGTCACCCCTATCACCCTTAATGATATGATCTTTCAGAAATTTGTCCGGCTCATTTGTTCTCAAAAACTTCTTAGCCATTGGGCTATACTGTTCTACATTTGCGAACATTTGAAGTTGCATGAAGTCTTTGTCACTTGACAAAATTAAAATCTTTTCAGTAGATTCATTGCGCAATTCGACACCATACTTGTGGCAGAGTGTGCCGATGATATCGTCTGCTTCAGTCTTATCTACTTGAAGAACACAGTATGGAAATGTTTCTTTAATCTCATCACGAATTTTGTTCAAAGTTTCAAAGATTAAGTTCCAATCGTATGGTGATTCCGCACGATCTTTTTTGCGGCTGGCTTTGTAATATGGAAAAATATCACGGCGCCAGTACTTACGATCATCTGCGCAGATGATCATTTCACCATATTCATCTTTGAACTTCACATTGTACATGCGAATGCTGTTCAATACCATGTGGCGAACAAGGTTTTCATCAATGCTGTTCATCACTCCAGGTTGCATCATGAGGTTTGAAATCATGACCTGGTTCAAATCAAGTAGAATCATTTTTCTCTTCAGTTTCTTTTTTTCGGTTCATCCAGTCTATCGCATCTTGTTCAGTATCAAAGTATGGACCAAACACTTTCTGATCTTCCGTAATCCAGAAGTAAGTGTATGTTGATAGTCCCGAATCACGATATTTTACAAGGGTAAAACAAACTTTCATATCACTCTAAGAATGATTGTATCAGAATTTAGTCTTCCAGTCAATAGAGATTCTTTAGTTTTCAAATCAGAAAAAATCTTGCGCAACTTAATTTTACCACCATCAAGAACATCCTTGATTGGTTGTTCAGGTTTGCGCAAACGCTTACCAATGGAAGTAGTCTCTTCAAAGTTTTGAATTGTAGTACCTTTAATTGTCAAACCTTTACCATTACTTGCGTTATATACACCAAGCAACTTAGTTTTGGTATTATAAGTCCAAACTTGATTTGCACCAACAATGCGTTCTGGCAGAACACTCTTCAGGCTCAACTCTGCAAACTCTGGCAGGTAATTCACTTTGGTAACAAGTAGAGCCGCAGGCTTTTCTTTTGTCTTGCGTTTCTTGCGAACAGGCTTATTGTCTACTGAACCTTTGTTGGCGGCCGACACGATAGAGTCAATAAAGTCTTTGAGTCTACGCAATTCTGGTTTAGTAAAGTTTTTATAACCTTCAATCAATTGAGCATCTTTGGTTGTCAATGCTTCATTGATTTCTTTGTTACGATTGACAAATAGATCACACACTTTCTTTAACACAACGGAAGAAAGATTGCGAGACTTGAGATATACTTCCATATCGATTTCTTTCTTGCATTTGCTTGCAATAAAATCATCGATTAGACCTTCGATTTCTCCTGCTTCGGAGTGTGCTTTTTCTGAAATTCTTTGTTGAATGGAAACCGTGTACGCTGGTGCGTCTTCTTCTACCACAACTTTGACTTTTTCTGTTTCGGAAAGAATGCTTCGATATGTTGTAGTAAAATAAGATTTAGTTTTTTCCGACGGCACAAAGCCTAGGCTCATCATGCGAGATAGCCATCCAAATTGCAAAGGAAAAACACTTTCGCTCAATGACTTGACACGACCGATTTCTTCTTTGTTTCTTCCTAGTTTTTTTAGATAATCAATTACAAACTCTTTTGCATCTTTGCGACTGCAATTGTAATTGTACCAATTGAATGACGCCATCAAATCAAGTTTCTGATTTTCCGAGTCTTGTTTTGTCCAAGACGGCTCTGCGCCTTGCATGGGATCAGCCGGTGTGATTTTTTTCATGATTAATAAATTTCCAAGAATTTCTTTCAAGATTCCATTCTGTCACTGTTTTATCACTGTTCCTTGTGAATTCCACTATTATTAGATTTGTCTTCAGAAGACCTACTAAACAATCCTTCAGCCCGGTCAAGTCCTGAAATTGATCCGTTACTGAGACCTTCACTCTTTTGTAAGAATTCATGTAGTTCCTTCAGCCCACCTATGTATTTTGTTCCATGATATATTTGTGGCACGGTTTTAACATCAGGAATCAATCTCTGCAATTGTGTCAAAGTATAGTCCACATTGAGATAGTACATTCTGTAATCGTATTCTAAGGTGTGTAGCAGCATTTCTGCTCGGTCACACGCTTTACTATTTAAAATGCCGTAAATGAAAAACATTAATGCACCACGTTTGTTACAAGTCTCACATGCGATCCAGGATGTGACCTCATAACAACGGTGCTTCTCATTCCATCAATTTCATATGTCACACGATAACCAATAGTCCTCATTACTTCCATTGTTTCGTGTTGAATTTGGCAATAGGTTCTGTTATGATTTGTAACAGTAGTCACTGTTTGTCCAGTCCAATATGGATGAGTTGAGCGAACATGATCGCCAATAGAATATCCCACAGCACCACCAAGCATGGCGCCGAGTCCGGGTGCAGAACCGATAGAATGATATCCTACAACTGCGCCAACAATAGCGCCTATGACAGGCGCTGGAGAATTGGGATCACGATATGTTACATGAACAGGAACGGTATTGTAAACAGGTTGATTGAACACACCGCACACCTGTCTAGGAACACTGACTACTTCCCTGTGTTCAACAGGATCAACAGAGACAACAGTGGCTAATCTGACATTGCTTTGGGCAATGACACTTGATGCCGATAGAGCTAAAACGATTGCAAGTAATTTAGTTTTCATAGAAAATACCTCTCTTTAACAGTATATAGCATAACACACTATTCTTCCGTTGTCAAGAGAGCGTTGTTTTAATACAACAGTTTAAGTTTTAGCCTTTTTTGCCGGTGCCTTCGCTGGCTTTGCGGCTTTGGCAGCTACAGGTTTTTTGACTGCTTGCTTTTTTGGTTTAGCGGTTTTATTTACGACACGCTCAACTTCAGTTTTAATTTCTTCCGCTTTTGGTGGAGCAATAGGCTCTACTGGCTTCATAGTGATGGTAGGAAGTGTAGGTTCAGCCGCTGGTGTAGGTGCTGGTGTAACAACAACTGTTTCAGCCGTTTTATTGTCTCCAACAAAAAATTTTCTAAAAATGTCTGATATAACGCCCATAATGGGTTCTCCTTAAATTGTTATAGAATGATACCTATCAACGTGCCATTTATAGAAATTTCTAATTTCATTTACCAAATTTCTAACATTCTCGGGAATATTTTCCGTAGAATCAATTTCGAAAATTAATCGACTTGAATACTCTCTCATCGCTTTAATTTCCACAGCAGTTCCGATAGGCATGACTTCAAAATCATTCATAATATATCCTATTTATAAATCGAAGTAGGCCAACTCGAAATAGTTGGCCCTATCTTCATAGTTTATGTATCCACGTGGATTGCAAACTACTCTAGTGCTTCCAATCATGTAATCAAAATTATCATGAGTGTGTCCATGAGTCCAGTACTTGATGTTAGGATTGTCAATAATAAAATCGGACAAATCTGAAGAGTAACCACCATTCATGAGGTAATCACCCTGATATCTAGGCTTAGTAGAAGTCTTGCTAGGCGCATGATGCCCAACAATAACGAACTTCTCATCATGTTTGCCTTCT